AAAACGGGACTTTTACAAAGGCCCGAATGGGATGACGCTCTCTAAAACAGGTCTGGACAAACTCGCTCTTTTCAAAGGCATATCAACGGAAATCCTGAGTATCGATATTGATGCTCACAGGATACTCGCAAAAGTCAAAGGGTGGATGGGGCCAAAAAACGAACCTATTATTGTGACAGAGGACGTTGCTGATTTTTCGTTTGATGATTTATATATAGATGAGATAACTAATTATATCTCGAAGAAAACCATTGAATGGAAAAAACTCAATAAGAGTCCTGAAGAAATCCAGCGTCTGATGAGTGAGATAATATCTGTCGATGATAATGGGACTCCAATGCTCATTGACCCTGTGATGGCGATACGCCTGAGGAAAGTCGTTAAGGATAAACGAGAATTTGCCTTGAGGACTACGGTCTCCAAGGCTGAGAATAGAGTAAAAAGGAAGCTTTTGGGCCTTAATTCATTGGACCCAAAAGAGGCCGAATTACTCAAAGATGAGTTCAAAAGAGTAACAAGAGGAAGGAGGTGATAAAAAATGACAACAGCATACGAATATCTTATAGAGCATTATGGGAGCGAGGACTTAGCTAAGGAAAAGGTTGAAGAATATATTAAGCCTTTTGCCGGGATGATCTCATTTGAGGTTGGATGTGAGGTTAAGGCCCAGGAGCATGGATGGGAAAATCCAAATAAGCCAAAGCCTGTTAATCTTCCAACGCTTTCTGATGAGTACTTTGACATGAAAATTGAGGAAAACGATTCAGGATATGACGACGCTAACATTACTATTGAAGGAGATATTGTGGATATATCAGCTATCAAAACATCTGAGTATGAGCTTGATGGTGGTGATATAATTGACACATATGTTACAGTAAGACTTGAGGACGAAGGATTTTCAAGGGATATCAGGATGCACGACCATGATAGTTTTGTTTCTAGAGCAGGGAAGGAGATCAAGGCAAACCACATGGCTACACTATGGTCTCATATGAGACAGTGTATTGGATGCAGAGTTAAAATAAGGGGCGTCAGAGTGCAGAGAAGGGAAACGATGGATGGACCACAATACTTCATTAATTCCGGGAGCTTCACATCTGTGAAGATCCTGGAAAAACAGGATAATGATATTGAGGAATTAGAAGAGTTTTAATTTTTTTTTCTTCTTTTTAATTGTTGAGTAGGTGATTATTATGTATGAAATAATAGTAGGATTTAGAGGTGTTTATCAATGATAATTGGGCCCCAGAAATATTATATTCCAGATGATATCTGGGAGTTTATTATGACTCATCCAGGAGTGCCTCTCCGAGCAGCAGAGATAGGGGAAGCGATTAATCGTAACCCATCAATTATTCATCGCCATCTCGTTAAGCTCGTTGAGATTGGAGAAATAAAAAGAAAGACAGTCGTTTGTAAAGGACCTAAAGGACAACATTATATGTATGAGTATAGATATAATGGGGCGTCTAATGATGAGGAAGCGATTAATTATAATCCATCTCATCGTCATCTAATAAAACTTGCTGAGATTGGAGAAATAGAGAAAAATACAAGTCATGATACAGATGCTCTCATAATGGAGTTGATGCGAACAAACAAAAAAATCGCATGGACTATTGACAGGATCTGCAATGAGATTGGAGTATCACGGTCAAATGTTATAAAACATCTCCATTATCTAGAGAGAGAGGGATTGTTAAAAACATATTCTCTTAGATCATATTATCCAAATGGGCGAAAGGAGACAAAATCAGTCTGGGTACTAGGGGCTGAAGAGTATGGATATCGTTGATCAGACCATATTCAAGCTATACTGGACAGACTGGATGTCTTGCCAGGAAATAGCTGAACTTCTTGGATACAGACATGCCGGAACGATTACACACAGATTAAGAGTTTTAAATGTGCCAATTAGAACTAGAGTTGATGGCCGAAAACTCAGAGAAAAGCAGAATAGGTTACTGACAGCAAAAAAAAGAACAAATAAATCTGTTATTGATGCCTGGAGACAGGATCTTCAGAGGTGTAAAGAAGAGCTTAGGGAAAAATATAATATTAATGAATTACAATTTGAAATGAGAAAGGAGGAGGAGGCTCTTGGTGTTTGCTGAGGCATGGAAAAAATATTATGACATGGGACTTGCCCCGATTCCTGTGATTCCAAAAGATAAGCGGCCGGCAATCGAGTGGAAAAAATATCAAAAGAGGATGCCATCCTATGAAAAATGTTCAACATGGGCTGAAAAAAGTCCAGATGGGAATATAGGAACAGTAACTGGGGCCGTCTCCAGGATTTTTGTTGTGGATTTTGATAAAAAGAAACCTGGTGAAGAAGGGATTGACGGCATTGATTACTTCAACACGATAAAATCGCAAATTCCAAAGACGCCTGTTGCAGAGACTGGTGGGGGCGGACTCCATGTATTTTTTAGACATCCTGGAAAAAATATCCCAACAAAAGCCAGGATCTGGAAAAATGTATGTGTTGATATACGTGGCGATGGAGGGTTTATTGTGTTGCCTCCATCAATCCATTCGTCTGGGGGTAAATATTCATGGAGGATATCACCGGATAATATAGAGTTTGCTGAGGCCCCTCAATGGCTTTTAGATAAGATATTTTCTGATGATGAGGCCCAAAATCAAACGAATATCACTGACACAATACAGGAGGGTCAGAGAAATAACACACTCTTCAAGCTTGCGAGTTCCCTGCGGTCTCAAGGGTTCTCTGAAGATACGATATTAAAGCAATTGAAGATCACTAATAAAAAATATTGTAATCCGCCACTGCCTGAAAAAGAGGTCCAGATAATAGCTGGGCAGGTTGGGAAATATGAGCCAGGGAACAAAAGAAAGGAAGAGGCAATAAAAAAGAAGATGAAAAAAAAAGATGATGAAAAAGAACCTGTCTTGAGTTTTATAGGGAATGATTATCATATAGAAGAAATTATGGATAATGGTGTGCCAAAATTATTAGTTTTATCGAATGGTGAATATGATATAAAAGACGAATATCATGGAATGATCCCAGATTGTTTTTCAGGGATACTTGAGGGCCATGTTAGACTTCCAACAGGAATAGAGGAGTATGGGAATGTCAATACTCTTGTTTCAGATATTCAGAGACATATCCATACATATATAGATATACCTCCAATGTATGAAAAGCTATTCTCGTATTATGTATTGTTGACGTGGCTATTTCCAGGAATGAATATTATCCCTATAATCTCTTTTTTGGGCCCTCTTGGAAGAGGAAAGACACAGGCGCTTCAGACTATTGGCGGACTATGTTATCATTGTAATATGTGTCTTTTGCCATCGACCGCTGTAACATACAGGATTATTGAAAGAACACATCCAACGTTTTGTTTTGACGAGGGCACATTTAGAGAGGGGCAGAGTGATAGGGACGCTGATTACATACAGCTACTAAATGCTGGTATCCAGAAGGGGGTTTCCGTGCCGAGATGTGGACCAAATGATTTTGAGCCAGAATATTTTAATGTTTTCTGTCCTAAGGTCATCGGTCGACATGAGCGATATGATGACCCTGCATTAGAGAGTCGATGTATAACAGTGGAAATGAGGGAGACTGAGAGGGATGACGTGCCTCTGATATTACCACCCATTTTTTTCGAGGAGCAAGAGAGTCTTTGCAGGAAACTTCTCAAGTTTCGATTTGATTATTATCATCGTATAGATTGGGATGTGAATGATCGTCTTATCGAATTAAGGAAAAAAGGACATACCTCGAGGGTTCTTCAGATGGCCTCAGCTTTTTTTGCCTTATCTCCATATGTTGAAGGGTGTGAGAAGACTGTACTGGAGTATATTATCCAGGCGGAAATGGACCTTGAGATGAATAAAGCCGAGAGCCTTACAGGAATGGTCATCCATTCGCTGGCTAAGAGGATCAGGCAGAAAACAAGAGATTATGGTCTCAAGGGATGTATAGATGTAATAATTACCCCAGGAGAGCTAAGAAATGGGATAGAAGATGATTATGGAGAGAAGATATCCACGAGAAAAATAGGGAGAATACTGGGCCCATTAGGGATAAAAACAAAATCAAAAAGGGTTGGGGATGATGTGATAAGGTGTTACGATTTGCCCCAAAATCTATGTAACAAAATTGTAACAAATATGAATAATATCGTTACAAATGAAGATTATCGTTACAAATCTTGTAACGATAATGACCTTTTTGTTACATATCGTTACAATTATCGTTACAAATCAAAAACGGAGAATCTTGGAGATTTAGACGAAATAAGTAATAATAATAAATATAATAATAATAATAATAATAAATGTAACAATGTAACGATATCTGGGGGAAGGGCCCCAAACACTGATGATATACAAGAAGATGTCTATAAATTGGAGGAAAAAGATGGGGAAACCGTTACACCCCCTCTTTCCGAGAATATCGTTACATCGTTACAAAGTGACACGTTTTTGAAAAATCTGTGCAATAATTATTTGTTCTGTGAGAGCTGTGGAGCTAAATTGGAGAACAAGGAAAAAGGAGTTTATGACTCAAATTCAGGGAAATATAAGTGCTGGGATTGTTATATCAATAAGAAATATAGAAACAAATGGAACTCGAACAGAGATCAAGAAAGTGTGCAATAATTATTTGTGATTAGAATGGGATTAAAAAACATATAAAAGGGTGAAAAATGATATAGTATTAATGAGGGGCCTAAATCTTTTTGCATTCCCTCCTTCCTCCATTCCACCTCAATATAGGCCCCTCACCAAATAATAAAATGAATAAAGGTGATAATATAAAAAGACTAAGATACACTAAGGAGGATATCCAAATATCCAAAGAGGGCGACCTGTATTATATTGATGTTCCACTAAATTACTCAGTAGGATACCATATTATCAACACATTGGAGATTGATCTCTCGGCCAGGATCTCTAGCGTGGAAGCGTCTGAAGATGGGATGAGGATAATATTGAGAGAGGTATGATATGAAAGAGAAAATTTTTTCAGCAAGATTTTGGGTGACGATCATGCTCACTGGTGTCGTCACGTACTGCCTGGCAATGGAGATTGTGTTGCCAGAGTGGTTTATTGTGATGTACACTACAGATGTAATTTTATATTTTTTCAGGCCCGATAGGGCAAAAATGGAGATGGATAACAATGTCAAGACCAGAGACAGAGAGATATAGATTGTATAGGATATTGAAGGATGGGGTAACCGCATATGATTATTTGCAGGCCCCTGAAATAATACCGCCAGATGTCAAGGAAATAGGATTTGCTGGGAAGGTTTATCCTGTGTTCCATGGCAGAGAAAGAATATGTTCGGGCCTATGCACATGTGGAAATTGTGTTAGGCATACCAGAGATATAGAGTTTGAGGGCCTCCAGCCAGATGTTTATTTAGACAGTAGGACCTTAGCCTTTATCGAGGTCAAGACATATATTGACCATTTGATGGCAAGGAAAAACACAAAGGTTTATGAAAATCTTGATGTTAAACTGCCATATTCTTACGCTGAATTTACCTGGGACGACAGAATTAAAGGGATAGCGTTCCAGCGTGATACTCCGGATATCAGATACTATGATCCTCAAACGGGGAAATTGAAAACTCGCTGGATATCCCAGCCAAAAGAGAGTGATAGTGATGAGGAGCAGTATCAGATATATGCAGAGAAGATGAACAAGAGATTTGGCATTGAACCTTTACTTGGAGTAGTTGACTCTTTTACTGCAGTTATGAAGGCTATGGGTATATCTCAGCAGAGGATTAACCAAACTAAAGCTGATTTAACTGCGTATATAATGAATTTAAAAAAGAAGTGGAGGAATGAATAAATGGCAAGGAGAAAGACAGTAGAAAGAAAGCCAGGGGCCCCAGTAACGACACCTATTGAGGAGACACCTAGGAGACACTTTAAAGATATAGAAGAGTTTAAGAATTATACCCATCTTGTATTGGAGTTTGACGATATCGATATACTATTTTACACATTTGTCAATCATAAGGCAAGTCAAAGCCGATTCTTGTCAGATATTAATGAAGCTACGATGCTCCCTCTTGATGACATAATGAGGAAGGTCCATAATCTTATATCATTGGGATATATTGCTGTCATTCCGAGAGCGTCTGCTAGTCTCCCTGTGTACGTCAATACTATTTATATCGAGGATATTACTGGGCTTGATGAATATCCTTCGGTAAAATATTATCTGGCAAAAAACAAAAAGACACTTATATCAAAGTCAGAGGATGTAGTAAGGGCAAAGAGAGGTATTTGAGGAAATAATGGGGGTCAATAATGGGAAGACGGCCTAAATATCCAGATGTCTACAAATTGGAGGCTCAAAAGCTCTGGATAAAGGGACTATCGAAACCAAAGATGAAAAAAGAACTGCAGCGGAGATTCCCCAAACATCCTGTGCCATCTGAGAGGACTATCGGAGCCTGGGTTCATGATTGGAGGGAGACTGAGATGGGATTAGCTCAGGCTAGGGGCAAGGCTGGATATGTGGTCCAGAAGAAAGGTGAAGTGATTGCTCTCCAGACTGAGATACTGGCGGATGTTAATGAACAGCTTATTGACTTCCAGGCCAAGATGAGACAATATATCCTTATAGCTGAACGATGGATACAGGAAGATGATGAGGATAATAAACATAACTGGGAGGGTCTGAAGATCCTGAAAGACATCAACACATCGATGTACAAGGAGTTCAGAGAAACCAAATCTTTGATAGCAAGAATATCTGGAGTAGAGGCCCCACAGAAGAATATTAATCTCAATGTTAATGTTGATGTTGAGACACTCAAGGATAAGCTTGCCAGGTATGAGGAAGAGGGGCTATTTGATGAAGAATGATAAAGCTCTTTTTATTGCGACAATCCTCGATAACTCATATATTCCCCACGATCCTACACTGAGACAGGCGAAATTCCTCATAAATAATAAAATTGAAGGGTTTTATGGTGGGTCTGGTGGCAGCGGAAAATCAGACGCTCTTTTGATGGCTGCTCTTCAATATGTCTCTGAGCCAGGATATGCTGCTATACTGTTTCGTAAGACCTACACTGACCTCATTCTTCCTGAGGCCCTAATGGACCGAGCTAGAGGGTGGCTGCAAAACACAGACGCCCAATGGAGCGAGAAGGAGAAGACATGGAGATTCCCAAGCGGGGCCACTCTGACATTTGGATATTTAGATGCTGAGACCGATAAATATAGATATCAGAGTGCTGAATTCCAGTTTATAGGTTTTGACGAATTGACTCAATTTACAGAGAGCAAGTATAATTTTTTATTTTCTAGATTGAGAAGGTTGGAGGGCTCTGAGATACCATTACGGATGAGGTCGGCCTCAAATCCTGGAGGAGTAGGCCATGATTGGGTTAAGGCCCGTTTCATTGACCCAGCACCGGAGCAGATGGAAGCAGAGGGAAGATTTTTCATCCCTGCCTTCCTGGAGGATAATCCATATATTGACCAGGAGGGATATAATGAGAGTCTCATGAGACTCGACCCCGTAACGAGAGAGCAAATAAGACATGGTAACTGGGAAATAGCAATAAAAGGGGAAATGTTTAAAAGGGAATGGTTTAAGTTTGCTGATTCTCCTCATCCAGCCATGGCTCAGAGAGTGAGATACTGGGACCTTGCGGCAACGGAAGAGACGGGGAAAAATGATCCTGATTACACAGCTGGAACACTAATGTCGAGATATGAAGGGATATATAGGATAGAGGACCAGATACGAGTGCGATTAAATCCAGGGGATGTTGAGCGGCTAATACTCCAGACTGCTCAGATGGATGGGATAAATACACATATCTATATGGAGCAGGAGCCGGGATCATCCGGGAAAAATACGATAGATCATTACGCAAAGTTATTGGCAGGGTACATATTCCATGGAGTCCGGAATACAGGCTCAAAAGTCGAGAGGGCAAGACCATTTTCAGCCGCTGTATCTAATGGACTGGTCTCAGTTGTCACTGCCCCATGGACTCAAGAGCTGATCTGGGAACTAGAGGCCTTCCCAACTAAAGGCGTCCATGATGACCAGGTGGACTCATGCTCTGGGGCATTTGCCCAACTTTCCAATGTCCAGGACTCTAAGAGACTCTGTAATATCGTGACGAGGAGGAAAAGATGATGGAGTGGGTGCAGATAAATCTGAGGATTCCGAGGCACATGAGAGACAAAATCGACGAAAAAGTAAAAAAGTCGTATGTTCCCTCACGAAATCAATTAATTGTCGAAATAATAAAGAGGGAATTAGATAAAATGTAGTATTGAGGGAGATATATGGACATATTAGGATATTCTTATACCCAGGGCACATTAATCCATATTTTTGTTGGAGTATTGACAATTATCATCGGGGTATATAATCATTGGTTTGGGATTCTCTGGATAATTGGATATATTGGATATCAATATCTTGATGAGGATCAGTCTCAACAGAGGAAGGCCTGGGATTTTGCCGAATGGATGTTTGGAGTGTTTATTGGGTTACTAATGCTGTTCTTAGGATAACATAATGTTTTATTTTAGACTACTCTATACCGAAACCTTTATATAGATGTAGTTACATATACATATACAGAGGAAGTGCAGAGGGAATCTGTGCGGAATCTGGAGGTAAAAGAAATGAAGAGAAAAGAAGTGAAGGAAGGAACATGGTCCTGTGCGCTGGATTACAGCGCCAGGTATGGTAAGACTTACATAGCTAAGATAAGAGGCCCCCATGAGGTATATCACCTTGATAGGGAGTTTATACAGCCAGTTGACATGACCAGGTCGTGTTCCGGCAAGACCGGGACACAGTCCTATAAGATCACCGAGCCTGGATACTACGAGGTCCAGGAAGAGGGTGAGAGAACTTACTGGAACTTCCACGGGGACAGTCTTGAGAAGACCACCCTGGACGAAGTCCAGGAAATGGTAAAGCAGATGGTCGGAGATTTTTAAGATTTTTTTATTTATGTAATCATAAAAGGAGGTACATCAAAATGGATGGAATGAAAGAGAAACTTGAAAATCTTGGAGGAAATTATTGGGCCAAATACGGAAAAGAGAGGATGTATTTTGATAGAGCTATTTTAATGAAATTATACGGTTTCGAATGGGAAACCTATAAGTCTGGCAACGTGTCGTCAGCGACACTCAATGGAGAAGAAATCTCAAATAACAAATTTAACAAATATCTGGATTCAATGCCAGATAATTTATACTATGATTTTGAGAATGATAGATTTGCTTGGGATATAGGCCCATGCCTATATCCTGAAATAGCAAAAGAAGTTGTAAAAAAAATTAGGAGTATGATCTAAATGGAATGGAAGTATACAGATGTTGGAGATTATGAAATGTGGGACAAAGAGAATTGTCCCATAGCGGTTTATCGGTATCCCGGAGAACCCTATACAATAGGGTTCGCAGATGATGGCCTGCCGGCAGGTTCAAGGGCTGGCGACGGCTATGAGGAATACGAGGATCTGAAGTCTGCCATAAGGCGGGCTGAGGAGATAATAGAAGAGGAGGAAGTGATATGATAGACAAGGAACTTTCACCGAGCTTTTTGACCCTGGTATCTACCAGGGATGACGATGGGATCATAGGAGAGACAACAGTCCCATATAATTTAATTAGGATGGTCCCATACGGGACCATATTTACTTCCCCACGTAGCGATGGGGAAAATAATATTGTGCATACATGGCAGACCGCCACAGTATATAATGCTTACCAGGATGATAGTATCCAGGTAAGGGTTCGTACTCATTGGTACAATGAGTACGGACGAGAGTGTATGAGTACAAAATTCATCTACGTTAAGCCAAAGGCTTAACGTTTCTATTTTTGAGGAGATATAAATGGACAAGGAAAAGTTAAATGAGATATTGAAGGATCATCAGCTATGGATATCATCTGATGGTGAGAGTGGAAAGAAAGCTGATTTAAGGGGTGCAGATTTAGAATGTATTGACCTTCAAGGAGCAATCCTTAACTATGCGAATTTAAGAGAAGCAAACTTATGGGATGCAGACCTTGAAGATGCCCATATCTCCGAGGCAAATCTTGAACATGCGGACCTTGAAGGTGCAAATCTTAAAGGTGCATGTCTTATAAAGTCAAATCTTGAGAGTGCAATCTTAGATTATGTGGATTTAAGGGGAGCTAATCTTTATAGAGCAAACCTTGAATGTGCATGTTTAGTAAATACTAATCTCAGGAAAGCATGCTTAGAGAGGACTAATCTCTATGATGCTAATTTAGATGGAGCGGACCTTGAGAGTGCTAACTTAAATTGGGCAAATATGATGAAAGCTAATTTATCCTATGCTAATCTTAAGAAAGCAAACTTGACATATGCTAATACACAGGGGGTGTGTTTTACAAATGCGGATTTAAGGGGGGCAAATCTAGACTTCTCAGCTTTCCCACTGTGGTGTGGGACATTTGATATGAAGGCAGATAGAAAGCTTTACACACAGATACTTTATCATCTATGTAGATTAGATATAGATGATGTAGAATGTGAGAATAATCAGAAGATGATAAAGATGTTGGCTAATTCATCGGGGATTATTGATGAATATGATTTAGAGGAGGTATGAATTATGATATATGAAGAGTATGAAATGATATGTAATAATATAATTGGTAAGGTTCCTGACATAGACTGGAACTTCAACTTTGAGGGTGTGTGGGGATATGCGTCTTCAGAGGAGAAGGCTAAAGAAATTTATGATATATTCAAGAATGAATATATTATAGATATAGGTTATGGTGAAGCTGATGATGATTATCTTATCCTCATCACTGGGGTTAAGAAGAAGAGAGGATAAGAATGATGGATAATATTTTAAGAAACCACCGACGATGGCTGGCTGGTGGAAAAGAAGGTGAAAGTCCCCATAACCGTCCACTTTGGTGGGTGGGAATGAGACGATGTTTATCGACTGATGGAATATGATTTGGAGGAGGTATGATATGATAACTGATAGAATAGAGAAGAATGAGTTAGATAAAATTTTAGATGCTCACCATCTTTGGTTAGAGACGAATGGTGAGAAGGGGAAGAAGGCTGATATGGAGAATGCCTATCTCCAGACCCTTGATCTCCAGGGAGTAAATCTAAGAGGGGCCAATCTTAAGAGGGCTAATCTTGAGAGAGCCGACCTGAAGAATGCCAACCTCGAGGGTGCTTCGCTTAGGCGCACTAATCTCCGAAATGCTAATATAAGATGCGCCAATCTTCAGGGTGCTGACTTAAGGATGGCGGACCTACAGCATGCAAACCTCAGTGATGCTAATCTCCAGGGTGCTAACCTTTTAAACACATATACACATGGTGTTGACTTCAGTGGGGCAGACCTCCGAGGTGCTAAAGTGGACTATTCGTCTCTGCCATTATGGTGTGGTTCATTCAACATGAAAATTGACAGAAACATTTATACACAGTTACTCTATCATTTGTGTAAGATGATTGTCGATGATAAAGAATGTGAGAAACACCAAAGAACTTCTTGCGGTCTGGCAAATACCGCTGATGTTAGAGTAAGACATCATTTAGATGGTATTTATTTTGCTGACATGAAATATGTTGATATGGGGGGTGCAAAGATAACATTGGAGGAGGGATACCCAGGACATTATACGTATACAATCAACGGATACCCAGGACATTATACGTATACATTCAATATTACGTGGGGAACAAAGGATGTGGAATATAAGAGGCAATTAAATGATTGAATTAAAACTTTATCTTATAGATGGAGACATAATAATAGTCTATGATACATCAACAGCAAATAAAAAAGAAAAAATGAGAATTCTAGAGTTATAAGGATGGTGTATATAAATGGGTGATATAAATGTGTGTCTCACATCGTGGGACAATGAAAAAAATGTAAAATCGGTAGTGAAAATTCCACTACTGGTATTAGCACAACTACCGCTTGGCACAGTTATCAGTGCTCCACCTGTAGCCACTGAGATGGATTGGTATGAGAAGCTGGTGATTACAGGTATATGTGAATATGATATCTATGTGACATGTGGACATATCACGAGACATGAGGGGTCTTATCACATATCCCCTACAGAGTGTAGCGTAAATAGAAAAGGGTGATATAATGGATTATAATGATTATGAGAATCTGGCATACAAGATAAGTTCTGTGGTAGATATAGATTGGAATTTTAATCATGAGGGTGTATGGGCCAAAATATCAGAGGATCGTGTTAATGAGATTGTGAATGTGTTGCAGGAAAACTATATTGTGGACCACTGGGAGGATGATAATGGGTATATTATACTCGTTACAGGAAAAAAACTAAAAATAAATCAAAAACTAAAACTCAGGAAAAGCGGCAATTCTTATGTTCTTGGGTACATATCTCCAAAAATTGCAGAGCAATTAATGGAGTATGGATCACAATTTAACGTGATTATCGAACAATTATAATTTTCTTCTATTTTCTTTTATTTGTTATAAAATATATACCATAAACAACAATTTTTATATATATGTTGTGCAATAATTATTTGTAAACCCCATATGGAGTGATATTAATAAACCGTTTAGGTTTTATTCAACGGTTTTTGGGCACAGCCCCAAAACCTAAAACAAGGGTCGCATCTGGGAAAAAACATAGTCTGGACCTATTCTCTAAAAGAAATCGTGATAGGATTTTGCTTGAGAAATATGACGCTATCTATCGCCAGGGTGGGATAATTACTCAGGCCATTAATACATATGGTCTTTTTGCGACAGCAAACGGCTGGAGATTGGAGAGCGAGTCAAATTCTCTCAAAGACCTTGTGAAGAACAAGCTTGAAGAGATTAATTTTGATGATATATCTTATTTAGGGATAATAGACGCATGTGTTTTTGGTAATTGCTTCCAGGAGATTATTCCATCCAGGATTGGGGGAGTTTATACAGTCTTACCACGTTTAGCTAAAAATTTTGATATTATTTATGATCAATATGGACAAGTACAGGGATATAAACAAATTGTATATGATGGAACAATAGAGACTGAGATACCTCTCGATAAAGAGGATATGGTATCGTTCGCTCTTTTCACGAATGGCGGTAATCCATATGGAATGAGTCTCATAGGAATAGCTCTTGATGACATAAAAAGATACGCAACCACATCGGAGTCCATCACAGAAGCAATAAAACGACATGGATTCCGCAAATGGCATGCAAAAGTCGGACAATCTGGAGAAGCCATCGATAAATCTGTCCTTGAAGACATTGCTGATGAGTTAGAGGACCTAAATTCAGCAAATGAGATAGTGACTCCAAGAGATGTTGATATTGTGGGGCTCGACCAGGGCGGACTAGGAGATGTAGAAAAGTATTCCCATTGGAGTCTTGATAATCTTTTATCATCACTTGGTGTTCCAGGAGAACTTCTTGGAATAGCATGGGGGAGTACGGAGGCCACAGCTAAGGTCAAATTAAATACATTCTACAAGCGAGTCGAGTCAATTCAGAAAAGAACAGCAAGAGCATATAATACTCAACTAATCGATAGGATTACTGGTAAATCTGGAATTGTTAAAGTTGTTTTCAACGATCCTAATCCAGAAGATGACCTTGCAAAGGTCAAGAGAGTAACAGAAATAATGAAAGCGACACCATTAGACCCATATTCTGTGTTTGGGAGTGTGGAAAAAATCAGAGAAGCGCTCGGAATAGAAGTGGGGGATGACTAATGTTAATAGAATTGTCAGAGACTATGAGAAAAGACCCACAACAGCAGAAAACATTAATAAAAGAGTATGAAAGAGCGCTTATTAAACCATTTAGAAATTTAAAGAAGGCAGTTATCTCATTACTTAGGGCCCATTCAAAAGAAATGGAAAAAGAATTAGAATTTGAAGTCAATTTTACATCTTTTTCCGATGATCTTGCAATGACTATCTATGATGTTGTATATGAGTCTCTTGCTCCAATTGTTGTAAATTACACTGAGCAATCATACAAAAGAGGAACTAAATTCGCTACGCTTGCTATGGACCGTATGGGCCTTGCTGTCTCTGAGACATTATATCCTCCAGATTGGAGGGCACTTGATGTGCTAAAAACGAGAAATCTCACTGCTCTTAAGGGGATCACTGATGAGGTCAACAAAACCATAATACAGGAACTGACCACAGGAATACAAAATGGAGAAGGAGTTGTTAAACTCAGTGAAAGGATATCGGGAAGAATCGAACATATTGGGATGACAAGAGCAAGGATAATGGCAAGACATGAATCATCATTTGCATTTAATACGGCTACTAAAATTAGATATCATCAATATGGGATAACAAAAGTTGAATGGTTGACAGGGGGTGGCGGTAGAGTATGTGATGAATGCGCTGCATTAAACGGAAAAGTCTTTAAAATTGATGATGCTCCAGAATGTCCGCTTCATGTGCAATGCCGCTGTACTTTGCTGGCTGTACCTGATGATACAGAGGTGACAGGATGAGTAAGGATAAAGAGACTGGTATTGATTACTTCAACACACTTAGGGAATTAAGATTACCTTTTGTTAATAAATTTGAGGACACAGAAGACGGTGGTCTCCTTGTTCGTGATGTGAGATTACTGGCCCCAGGATACTGGACAGACTCACTATCACAGCAAGGGACTGAATACACTTTGGAGGCTATAAAAAACGCTGAATGGAAGGATACTGCTCTTTGGTCACGGCACTCTGGAGGCGCTCCAAGGTCGATTGCCGATAAAATCGGGGATGTACGAAACCACAGAATAGATGAAAAGGGCGTAATCGGCGACCTGTATTTTCATCGACGGACCCAATTGAGTCGGGATATCGCTGAGATGACCAAAGCGGGATTATACAATTACGTGTCATCAGAAATGATGACCGTAGAATCGTGGAACCAAAAGACAGGAAGATACCAAACTGAAAAAATCATATTTACGGGCGTGGCCACGGTAAACAAAGGGGCCTGTGCAATATGTACGATAACCGAGAATTCGGGGGAAAATCTAATGACAAAGGAAAATGAGAAGGGTTTTGAGGACCTTAAGAAGGAGCTTGAGGAAAAAATCGGGGTCTTCGAGAAAAAGGTCAAGGAACTCGAGGACTTCAAGGACCATACTTCTGAACTAGAGGAACTCAAGGCAAAGAACAAAGAGCTTGAGGAAAAAATTACAGAGCTCGAATCGGGAAAGAGGATTAATGAATTGGAGAAGCGGATAAAGGAATTGGAAAATACGCCCGCTGAACCAAAGACCTCTGATATTACTGAACATGAACTGGAACTTCCGGACAACGATATTATCGTGGACAGGAAGACTGGGGAAATTTACAGGATGTGATATAAATGACTGATATTACTACGTTTCCGACCATTGCTCAGGTGCTTGTAGAGGGTGACAACCTTCATCGTTTTATTGCTGGTGAAGCTCTCACGGCTGGGCAGGTCGTTGGATTTGCGGCTACTGGCGTGTCAAAGACGGTAGTGGCAATGGACGCCACATCGGGAGAACAACCTGTTGGTGTGGTTATATTTGATGCTGATTCAGGTGATACCTGTACGGTCGCCTGTCGTGGATGTTGGGTAAAAGTTGCCAACGCTGACGATACTACAGCAATTGATGCAGGTGGCCTTGTCGAATGGAATGATAACTCAGTTAAGGGTTGTGTTTCAGAGTTTACTCCACGTGCTGACCTGGCATCATGCACTATCGATGCCACAAACGATACAACTGTTGACGGGTCAACATGGATTATTGGCCAGGCGATGGAAGACATTACTGGTGGAGGATATGGGATAATTGAGGTTAATCCTCAGCTAATGCTCTACTCTGACCATACGGTGGTGAGTTAAGATGACAAAATTATTGACAAAATACCTGGAAATGGCTTATGCTGGGCCATCTGAGACAAAGAAGCTTGTTGAGAAGTATATACCAAAGGAGCTTGCTGTCGAACATGACGGAAAAATTGTCAGGGCTCGTGAACTACTTCTCACTGAAACAGTTGAAGGAACTAATCTGATTCAGACAGAGGTCTATAAGACTGTGCTGGAAGGGGCAAATCAAGCTACCTGTTTCAGGGAGGCTCTTCCTGTAGTCAAAATGAAGAGCAATTCATTTGACTGGCCAATAGGTGAGTCTGGATACTATGCTGTAAGGACTCCTGAAGGGGCGGAGATACCGAGACGTGTTCAGGATTACTCCAAGAGGACTTTCACAGCCTATAAGGAGGCCACTAGACCGGAAATCACCAAGGAAATGATAGAGGATTGTCTCTTTGACGTGGTCGAGGCCGAAGTGAGAAAGGGCGGAAAGGCTATTGAGAACAAGCTAAATAGGGATGTCCTCACAACATTACTAGATAATGCTGGAAATGAGCATGATACTGCTGGGTCTAATCAGGGTGTTAAGGCTGTGGCAGCCGCAATTGGTCTTAATAAGGCAAGCGATTTTGGAGCTGACGTCATAGTCATGCATCCAGACTTCGTGTCAAAATATCTCTCTGAGTTTGTTCCTACGGCATATGCTGGATCCTCCGATGTTATGAATGGAGGTAATCCTGGATTCCTCGGTCTGAAGCCATATATCTGTAGTGTTACCGACGATTCAGATTCATATTCATGGGACTATGATTCTGATGGGGAAATAGGTGCTCTGGTGCTCGATTCAGCAAATGCTGGGGCTATAGGTGTTAGAAGGGATATCACAGTTGAGGATTATAAGGACCCGGTACATGATTTGCAGGGGATGACTATCACTGCAAGGATGGCAAACAACTATCTCCATGCTAATGCAATCTGCAGGATAGAGTACTGATGACACTCTCACTCCAGAATTCCGGGAAATATCTGTCCAGGACATGGCACAGAAATAGAGGCAGAGCTCTAGTTGATAGAACCAGATTCGATGATGATGAGCTCGCTTACCTGGAAATTGGAGAAAGTGAAGGTAGGGGAGTATGGAATGATGACACCTATATGGTGGAGACCGCCCCTGCCGAACCCAGTACGCCAAAAGAGAAAATCGATGTCAGAAAAAGACCCGAATGCGGTGGTTAATGATGGCCTATTGCACTACAGACGAGGTAATTGCTCTTACAGGGACATCGCTTAGCGCGGTATCCGTTTTGCCTGAGATAATAGCTCAGGCAGATAGAGAAATAGACGCCCAGCTTTCATTAGCTGGACTCTCTTCTCCAGGCTCAAATGATATCCTCAAAGCCGCTGCGCTTAATCTGTGTGTTGCAGGGGTCATGACAAGGCTAAAAAGCGATGGAACGATGGCCTCTAAAAAAATTGGGTCTCTTTCCATCTCTTACGCCGATTTACCAAAATCAATTGAAGAGCACAGAAAAAAAGCAAAAGAACTTATCAAAGCATACATACTAACTCAAGAAACGAAAAGGAAATGGTACTTCCACAAGGTGAATTGATAAAATGGATGATGCTCTCCTCTCCATGCTTAACCAGACTGTTAAAATAGCGCCTTTATCATCGATAGACGTAAATGGTAAAAGCATATATGGAGATGATGTCAATATTCCAGCGCGTGTTGAATATAAAACGACACGTGTCCTTAGTGGAACAGGAGAAGATGTGATATCTTCAACACAGACTTATGTCAATGGAGATGTCACTGTCACAACGACTTCGAGGATCACTTTACCAGATGGCTCTACCCCACTCATCCTCAAAATCGACCAGCATCCAGATGAGGATGGGAATATATATTACAAGGTGATATATACATGAGGGGTAATGTCACAATAAGCATCAAAGGAGTACCTGAACTCAGAGAAAATCTTGAGCGGGCCTACAAAAAATACGCAAATGAAGTACTAAAAGAGATTGGGACAGAAGGAGAATTCCTCCTAAACGAATCCAAGAAAGAATGCCCACATGACACAGGATATCTGAGGAATTCCGGACACACAGACATCAAAAAGGACCATGTGGAAGTAGGATATTCAGCGGAGTACGCCATGAAAGTCCATGAATCTCTTAATATTCATCATGAATATCCGACTAAGGCCAAATATCTTGAGGACCCATTTAACAGACGGGCCCCAAATATGCATGCTAACATCGCTGAAAGACTAAAACGCAGAGGTGTATTATAGTGGCTCTCCTCGATGAAATAGGCATAGAACTCCAATCAGCTGGTATTGGGACACGAGCAACAGATATATTTGAAGGATTCCAGCCGGACTCTCCAGATAATTGTATTGCTCTTTTTGAGTATGGTGGAAGCGGATACGACCTTGTTGTTGACACAGAGGATACAAGACTCGAGGCGCTGGTAAGAAATGATACATATACTACAGGACGAGCAAAATGCAGGGATATCATTGAGGCATTGCATGGCCTTTCAAATACTGCATTATCGGGAACAAATTATAGGATTATAAGAGCGCTCCAATCACCTAATTATCTCGGAAGAGACTCTAAGAATAGGTATGAATGGAGCATTAATTTTAAAATTGTAAAAGATAGGTGATAAAAAATGACAAGTACTTCAGCCACCTGGGCAAAGGGGACATCGTTATTGAGAGATGGCAATGAAATTGCCGAACTGGAAACGATTAATTCCCCAGCTGCTGAGATGGAGTTCATCAACATTAAGCGACATGATGCTGATGATGAATATATTGAAAAGATACCTACATGGAAGGATGGGGGCTCACTCGATATAGCGGGCCACTTCAAGAATAATGATACAAATGGACAGATAGGCCTCCAGTCAGATTTTGATGATAAAACGAAGCAATCGTTTACGCTTTCGTTGCCATCATCCCTAGGAGCATCATGGTCCTTTAACGCATACGTGCGACGCTATCATGTGGATCCATCATCTATAGACGATGACGTTAAATTTACTGCAACATTGGAAATCACGGGAAAGCCTACACTGACACTATCAACAGCTAGTGGTCTTACGACTCCATATTTTGCTGTGAGTTCTGGAACGATTGCTCCGGACCCCGCTGCTGATGTATATGAGTATGTAGTGGATGTTCCAAATACATCCTCAAGTATAACGATAACACCGACATCAACATCCGCGGATAGTATCACGGTGGATGGAAATACAGTTGCATCTGGGGAGGCTTCAAGCGCTATCTCGCTAACAGCTGGAGAAATAAGGACTGTAGAGATAGTCTGTACTGAGGCAAATAAAGCTGACCTGACATACACCCTCTACATCGTGAGGGCCGCTGCGTAAGGGGTGAGTAACACTGAGACCAAGGTGTTCAGTGCCTATACAACTCGATAAAGAGAGGCATATTAGATTTGGGTATAGGGTCATAGCTGAGGCCGAAGAGATATTGGGGAGGCCATTCCCCACATTATCTCTATCTAATTTAGGGATTAGGGAATGGCATGCTCTAATTTGGGCCTCCCTCAAAGATGATGATGAATCACTTACATCAGAGGACATCTATGATTTTATGGATGAATATGGTCTCGACACAATCACTGTTAAGATGATCGAGGCCATAAATATAGCATGGCCCAAACCCAAAAATAAATCCAAAAATAAAAAAAAATCGGGGAAGAAAAAATAGACTGGGATTCTCTCCTCGAATTTGCCCTTGGAGTATTGGGGCTGACACCTGACGAGTTTTGGGACCTTACACCATACGAATTTGATAGGCTAACCTCAGGATGGGAGAAG